AAAGTATGCCATGCATAACCAAACTCTCTAAAAATAGTCCCCATATGTGATTTATCAACATTAAAGTCCCATTTCGGCACTTTATCGCTATGACGGTCAAAGAAGCCCATTATCTAACTACTCCTAAAATCTTACCGAGTGTGAACGCTGCAAAACTTGCACCAATCCATAGGTACAAAACCGCGTCCGCACTAGCAAACGTATTATAAGCGTAGCGAATAACTTGATTTATCGGCATATCGAAACTCACAAGTTAATCCCCCCATCTTTTATATAAATAAAGTGAAACAATTAGGAGGGCTATAAAACTAGTAACACCAGTTAAATACTTAATAAAACTCGTATTACTAAACAGCCAAACTACTGCATGATTAAATGTTGCATCATTCATATCCTTAGCAACTCCTTGCCAAATCGTACAAATGCACAACCTACAACTATGATCACTACGGGAAGTCCTAAATATGAATACATCGAGAATAACTCAACCATCTATCTAACAACCTCCCATATCCATTTCATCACGTACAAAACAATAATAGTCAATAGTAGAAAAGATATAGCCATCTCACCATAAGTAAAGCTTTTAAAAACTTGAAAAGTGCCTTCTGTTGTTTCTACAACATAATTTTGAAAAAAGTCGTTTAATGATTCTTTTATAGTCATAAAATCACAATCATTTCAGTCTTATAAGTCCTCTTATTACTTAACAATCTGGTCTAAACTATAATAAGCATTATTTTTATAAGCGTTAACAGTCACGTAACACTTAAAAGGAACACCCATCTTATAATTATCAGCAAGTTGCTGATACAAACTTACATCTTGAGAAGTAACCTTTACTGTTTCATTACCTCTCTCATTTTTTTGGTATAAATCAACTACCAATTTTGATTTTTTTTCGCCATTGTATACATTAGTTACAATGCCAGCGTCCATATAAACGCCTTCAATTAAAACTTTCGGCATAACAATACCTCCATATATTAAAATTTTACGAACGATAGACATAAAAATATGCGAACATAAATTCGATGATAGTCAAATTTTCGTTCGGTCTTTATTGTAAAAAAAAACTCCCAATTGTAAAGAAAAATATTACATTTTATTCATTAATTTTACTTTCTTCTTCCATTTCATACTTTTTCATATCTACTTTAATCGCTTCCAAAATAATTCTTTCAGCTTCTCTAGAAGCATTTCCTGACTCAGCTAATTCCCAAATCACTGGATTTGGAAGCCTTAATATTAAATTACTCTTCTTTAAATAATCCGGTTTTCTCTTTCTACCCAAAATTAACACTTCCTCTGTTTCAATAAAAACAAACAGAGTTTTTTCTTTTCTTTTAACTATAGTCAATATTGAACATAAAAAAAAGAGAGCTATTGCTCTCAATTATATTTATGCATAAATTCATATAAAGCCAATTCTATTAACGAAAACTTAGAAATCCTCTTACTACTAAATTTTTTCGAAAATTTTTCAAACTGATCATGAATATCTTTACTAATAACAATAGAACTTTTCTTAACCTCATTTGATTCAGGAAGTGAAGCTAATTCTAAAAATAACTTAACTTCATTACTTTTCACTGTATTCACTAATTCCTTCAAAGCTAAAATCTCAGATTCAGTAAAGTCATTCTGATTTTCTTCTGATTTTTCTCCGATTATATTAACCACATTTTTCTCTTTCTGATTTCCGTCATATTCGTTTCCGATTTCCTTCTTATCAATTTTATCTTTCACCTGATTTTTTTCTGAATATTTCCTGACAACACTCTTACCATTTCTGTTCTTTTTCTGAATTAAATCAGAAATCAACATATCATCTATCTTATTTTTTTCTGATTCTTCTCCTTTATAAATGGTCTTTTTTAAAGAATTATCATATTCATAATGTACCGAGTTCAAACGCCTACGCAAAGTATCTTTACTTAATCCTAATTCCTTCGCAACATCAGGCATAGTTCTTATACCATTAATCAATCCAATAACATCAATAACTTTCACAATCAATCTAACTCCCCTCTAGTCTATATTCAAATTATATCATACTTATTTCTGACAAACATCAGAATAATTTCAGAATCAAATCAGAATTTTATCAAATTAAAAATAAAAAAAGCCGGATACAAATCCGACTTTAATCATAGACGTTTATATATAAAATTTGTATAATACAAGTACAATCAATCAATTTAGTCTTATAAGCCCTCTGGATTAGTCACCTAGAGGTGCAAAGAATATTCTATCTAGTCAATAGAATATTTACCAGAAACCTTTGTTTTGTTAATCAAGGGTTTCTTTTTTTATGGTTTTATTTATTTCATAATCATGCAACAGCATTTTCTTTTTCTCTACATCTTCTTTAAATGACTTACCTTTTCTCTCTTCATATTGACGATTTTTAATTAAGAATTTTTTAATTGCTGTCTCTATATCACAATTTTCATCATTAACAACAGCTGTCATTAATCGCCCTCTTATTTGAGCAACTTCTCTATCAAAATTAGAATCTACATCTTTAGTACGAATTAAATATCCAGTTGTACGAGCAAATTTCCCTGTTGCTCCTTTACTTAATTGAGTCCAAAAAGCACTTTTATGATAAAACTTTTCCATTAACATTGTCCAAAGCTTGTCCAATCCATCACGATTAAAAACTTCTTCTAAATCATCAAATATCTTCAAACCTTCTTCATCTTCACATTCTTTAAGAAAATCTCTTCTAACTTCAAATTCAACATTCCAAATATTTTCTGTATCCATATCAAGACTATTATACAAATCAAAAAAATACATTTTCCCTTTTTTCATAACCTCTTTAGTCTTATTATAAATACGTAATTGCAAACGAGTACGATTACCAAAATATACAGTTTCAAATTCTCCCGTGCATGGATCTAAACGATAAAAATCAGGTTTATTGTCATCTTTAAAATTACGAGGATATTCAAAAGTTCTTAAATCATCCAATAGCCATTGCCATTGATCACTATGTACAGCAAAGTCAATACGATTCATTTTAGCTTTACCAACAGCAAAACCAAATGACATTAATACACTAAGACTTTCAGCAAAAGCATTAATCAAACCTTTATCCCATAATAAAAATTGATTTATTTGAACCTTAATAGGATACTGTCCATCATGTCGATAACGTCTTGAAAAATAGATACCTATATCATCATTTCTCAAACTAAATTGATAAAGTGGTTTCTGACCGCCTTTAACAACAAATACGAGAGGATTCTCATAACTAGGCAAACGAACTTCAACAGTCTTTTCTTCGTTATAATCCATATGTAACTGTCTACCATTCTCTAATTCCTCAAGAAGTCCACTTTCCATGACTTCATCATAATTCAAAATATCAACGTTATACCAAAATGTATCTATATTGAATAGAAACTTATTTGGATCAGGACGAAATTTTTGATTGCCTTTGCGGTCTTTACCATCTTTTTTAGTATAACTAGGTGGCATTATAAAAACCTCCAAAAACAATAATTTTTTAAAAACCGCACATTCGCATTTGTGCGGTTCGGGTTAAACCCTTGATACATATAGGTTTGTTCCCAAAAACAGCTAATTACTATGACCCTATGTTATAAAGAATAGGGTCATAGTATTCTCTCTAATCCTAACAGAGAAAATACCAATATAAAAAAAACAATTAACACCTAATTAAAATTGGAAATTTTAACAACAAAACAATAAATTTTTTTTGTTAAAACTGTACAGATTTAAAAGTGACTTGAACCCAGTCTAGGCAAGGGATAGTGTAGATATCGAAACAGCCGGGAACCCCCGTGTTACTATACGGGGGTTCCTCAGTTCGTAACTGGAAATTTTCCTTCGAATTAGACACAAAAAACACCTACTAACCCCAAAATATTTAATTTATTTTTTCAACTTGATAACTTAAAAGAACAATATCACTACTTACATGAAAATAACGAGGAATAATATCAAATCTTTCTTTACTAGCATCCTTATGTAACTCACCTATACATTTCCAAGAATCAGTATAGGAATCACCATCCCAACCATTCAATGCAAATACTTTATCACTAATTTTTATTAATTTAATATTTTCATCTTCCCACCATGTACCAATTTCTTCAAAACCACAATTCTTCATATTCTTAATCTCCCATCTGAAATAAATACTCTTTAAAAAAGTTAGACTCTATCCCCTATTAATATTAACAAGTTAAGAAGAAACTTCTAAAACTTACTCTAATACTCGTTACGACCAATTACTAAAGCCATGTGCTTTATTGTACCGCTAACTCTCACAAGTGGTTGATATTTCAATTCAACCTGCAACCCTTTCTCCTGCATTTCAGTTATCGCTATATTTAAAGACATCTGAAAACTTTTTTCGCTATCCTCGTTTACAATCTTTGTATCTACAATTTTACCTGTATTCATCTTCATTACTCTCCTTTCATTTTGTACCAAATTCAAATTGTAATACACTAATGCTTTGATTTAGTTTCAGTAAATTAATATTGATAAAACAAGCAATATTAATACGATAGGCAACCCTATTAAAGCGATGGCGATACAATTTGTAAATGCTTTAAGTACAAGTATCTGTTTTTCTTTATCGGTCAACTACTTCACACCTCCGTTTTTATACAAAATTCAAAGTGTATTAAAGCTCTCCTTGTTCTTCATACTTACGTTTCTTTTCTTCGATCATTGCAAGCACAAATGTAGAACGATTATATTTCTTAAAAGGTAAATTATAATCTCTAGCAATTGTCTTTCTTCTATCATTCTCAATATCTACAATTTCATCTATTAAAGCTACTTCACTTTCTGTAAATGTAAAAGCAACAGTTTTCTTTTTCTCTTTAACAGTCATCTTAAAACCTCCCAACAAACTTTCTATATCTAATATAACAAAAACCATATGGTTTGGCAATACAAACATATGGTTTAATTCGAAAAATATTTTATTTTTTATCTCTAGTAAATATATATAGAATGAAATACATACAAGCAAAATGTAAACTAACAAATATAAAACATATAACACATAACAAGAAATTAAATTCATAAACTCCAATCACTTTAGATATACCAGCTACATGTATACCTAAACCAAACAATATCAACACAAAATGAATAATATTCCCTATATTCACATTGATCGTAAATCTAGTTTTCGTTATTTTTTCAGTAATCACAATTATTTATCCTTTCTACGTTTATAAAACAATAGCAACATTAAAATAACAAAGCTTACAGAAGCTATAAGAAGCCCATATTCAGGCTTCTTTATCATATAAGGTAAAAACTTAGACTTCATAAAAAAATACTCATCCTCGTACATATACATAGAATCACTCATTCCGATACAGTTTCCTTAGCTACAGTTTCTCTTATCGCTTTATAAAAACAATACATTGATATACACCAAAAACCATAAATAATCACATTATCCATCTAGATTCACTCTCTTAAACTTAGAAATTTTATACGCACTCATAAACAACATAATCCGATTCAATGCAACAAACGTTATAAACGGAAACAACAATAACAACATAACTTTCAATATCATCTTAAACGCTCCAAATCGAGTGATACGACATATAACCAAGAGCAACAAACACAATACATCCGAATACATTTAAAGACGATAGAAGCAAAAATGAAAGCTTCATGTTTCTAAAAAATTTCTTTATATTATCAACGAATAAACAAACCATATAACCGACACACAACCAACTTAAAACAAAAAACAACATCATCATATAATCACCTTATTTACTTTCTAAAATTACCATGAATCACACAGGGATCATCATGGTAATATAGTATGTTTTAATTTGTAAATTACATAGAAAGCTAAAACAATACCAACCGAGAACGCTAATGCTGGCCATATCTGACTAAACATCGTTCCAACACCATCAGAAACATCTTTTAGACCATAATTACTTTCAATTACAGGAATCGTATTTACATCAGGAGTACCGAATGCTGCTAAACTCAATTCACTAGCATTTCCCGAACGGTCAACCGCTTGAACTTGAATTTTATACTTTCTACTATTTTCTAGATTTTTAATTACAAAAGTAGTAGAAGTAATTAAATTACTATTAATCTTTTTACCATCTACATAAACGTTATAACCTGCTAAATCTTTATCAGATACTTTGTCCCAAGAAGCAATTAAAGAACCATTAGAAGGCTTAGCAAACACGTTTGATGGAACATGTGGTGGTTCTTCGTCATTCTCTTCTAAAGTCTTCACAGACAAACTAACAGGCGGTGAATCATTCTTATCTCTATCAACTGAAATAACACCAAAAGTATAATCTGTTAAAGGTTGAAGATTTTTCACTGTAAACTCTTCTTCCAAACCAATTTCAGCAACCTGTTTTCCATTTTGTAAAATCTTAAATCCTGCTAAATCATCATCCTTAGGACTTTTCCATTTTAATTTCACTGTTTTATCAGTTGGTTCAGCCGTTAAAGATGAAACTGGACTAGGTGGAATTGTCTTTGGATCAATAAGAGTTTTTACACCTTTCTGAATCACACCAGAATCTTTAGAACCATACATAGAAACAAATTTAAAGTTATAATTCTTATTCGCTTCTAATCCTGATATTTTATAAAAAGTATCATCCTTACTCAATTTAACTATTTCAGAATCACCATTATAAATTTTCAAACCTGTAAATCTAGAATCAGGCGGATTTTTCCACGTAAAAGAAACATCATTCACACCTTCTTTAAAATTCAAATCACTAACATTAGGCAATTCCTCAATATAATTCAAAACTTTCATATCATAAATTTTTAAAAATGAATTTGTACTAGAGTTATTACTAAACGTAATATCCATTCGATTAACTTTAAAATCATCATCCTGTACAATATCTAAAGTATCAGAACCATTAAAATCAGAACCCATAATCGTTTTAGTTTTTCCAGTAGTGGCATACAAAATAATAAATAAATATTTAATATTTACAGGGTTATCAACTTTAAATTTGATACTACGAACAACAGAAACATTATTACGTAAATTAAAAGTAACTTTATGATTACTTCTAAAATTAACAAAAGTATCAGGTTTTCCATCATTAAATTCAGGATAAGGAATACTATCCGAATAACCTAAACCTATAACCCCTGATAACAAATCTTTCTGTTCTTCCGCTTTAGCAAAACTAGGTAAAACAGACAAACACATTATCATCATTATTGAAAACACTGCAAAACACTTCTTAAATCGCAACTAACACACCTCTACCTCCATTTAGCTAAATATTTAACAAGGAACCAAGTAGTATTTTTCAAAACGCTTCACTGAAAAATCTCCACTTTCTTCACTACGTTACGTCCTTGTGAAACATTTTTAGGTGCTTTTGGGCTTATTGCCAAGCCGAATATACCCAAAAGTAAGATTTACGCTAATCGGCTTGTTCTAGCCATTATAAGCACCTAATCGCTTTCCTAACGTTCATATTTTCGAACCTACTTCTTATCAATCACGTTTTCTTTTAAAGCCAGCCTTCCAACCCCAAAAGTAAGGGAAAAGATTAAAATCAATTTAAATCCTTGCTTAATTCTTTACCTAAATTTTTTAACTGATATTCAAGCTTATATAATTCTAATTTTTCTTGTTCTGTAAATTTATATTTGCTATCTAACCTTCTAATCTGACTCATACACGATTCAAACGCCTGTAGAGTACCTTCTACTTGTCTTTTTACTCTTTTACTACCAATCACAATAAATCCCCCTTAACGCATACTATCTAAATGCAAACGAACCACAGTTAAACTATCAATCATTTTGTAATAATCCCTTGGATCAATACCCAAAAGTTTTAATTTCTCCTTTAAATTATCAATTTCAGCACACACATTTTTTATTGATTGCTCCACAACAAAACTATTTTTCATGTTTCAATCATCCCCTCAACATTAACCGCTCATGCCCACCCGCTAGGGCGTGTGTGCATTTCGTGCTAACGCAAATGTTATATCGCTTGTTTCAACTGTCTCAACATCTTTAGTTTTTCACGTGTTTCATAATATAAATCGTTCGTTTTCTTCAATTCGACCAATATACTATCAAATTCAGCCTTATTTGCTGGATATTCCAACGGAGTTACCATTGAGTGAGTATCAAATACCTCTTTCACTAAACTAATAGCATGTTCTCTTTTCATTCTCTTTGTTGTTAATAATCTATCCTCTTGATAATCTACTATTGGATAATAAAAATAATTTTTATCTTTTCTTACCGGAACATATACATAAGTAATATCTCTAAATCGACTATCAACGTTACTAAATAACGGTGTTGTTAACATCAACGTACAACGCATTTTCCGTAAGAAGAAAGCAATATGAGAAAGATATTTAGACGCATTAGACAACGAATTTCGGCTGTCTATGTCCAAATGACATTCATCTAGTAATAAAATACTTGATGGTTCTTTAGCGACCTGTAAGAAATCCCTAAACGATGTAAAAGGCTTAGAACCTTTCACACCAAAGTTAGAATACAATGTACACCCTGTTTTCTGTTGGTACATCTTAGCAAACAAAACCATTCCCAATGTTTTACCGTTTCCCATTGGACCTGTAAACGTATAAACATACATTATCTGTTCACATCCCTTTGTATTCTTTGTTGCTCTCTCATATGCTTATTCATTTCAGGCATTACACCGTTGGCACTAGCAACTTGTGCTTTAACCAATCCTGATAATTTAGCATTACCTTTAATTCTATCGGCAAGCGTAATTTTATTAATTAATTCAAAGAATCGTTGAACTGGTGTAACTTTCGGTTTCATTTCCATCATGAATTTAGGAATATCACCTAAGCCCATTTCAGTTAATAAAAACGTACCTTCTACTTGTTGATTTTTAAGAGGAACGCCATTTTTCTGGATGAAATAGCACATTTCCAACATTTCATTATCATGAGAACTTTCTTCATCATCTTTTTCATAAAAATCTTCTATCATTGTTTCTTGAACAGGAACATGATCCAAACTCTTTTCCATTTGTTCTAATTGCTCTTTCGATAAATTAAGAGGATTTTCTTCACATAACGGTTGGTTTATAGTCTCCATAGCAATAACCTCTCTTCTCTAAAATCTCTTTCATTTTTTGTCCTTCAGCACGTTCATTTCTATCACTACTAGAAAGCATTTTATTAGACATATGAGCAATTAAACGGTAATTACTCGACTTACTAAAATCGATTACACGAAGTACCTTAAACATACAATCACCTCAATTATTTAAGTAATAAAGTAAGAACAACAATGACCCAAGGAATCATTTTTTCAAAGTTAAAAGATTTTTGTGTATCATATTTAAATAGATTTTTAATTGCCGTGGATCGTCTTAATGTTTTTAATTTCTCAGCTTCCATTTTGCTTGGAATATCAACGTTAAACATATACGATATAGCACCCTCAGTTTCGTTATAATAACGAATTGCATCATCTGTTTTATAAATGCCTGTCTCCGTCTCTACTACATCACTATCGGCACTTATGACACGTTCTACATACATAACATCATCACGAACCACATACGCTTTATGATTACTAAAAGATTGACCTTTTTTCTTAAACATTATCTATACCTCACTTACTCATCTTTCTAAATATAAGAAATGTTGGAAGTACTAGGAACAAAAACAGACCTAATCCAACCGAACCACCGATTGTAAAAAACACACTAAACACGTTTGTATTCATAAATTACTCTCCTACAAATTTGTTATATACAAATAAAGCAACTAAACCAGTAACAATACCACCAACAACCGCAATAACAGGACTCACATTAAATAATTCCATTTATAATCACTCCATAATTTTTTTCAATATAATGCCAAAACTAAACATAGTAAATATAAGTAAAATAATAGCAACACCAGGATTCACATCATTAACATTAATAAATTCCATTTATAATCACCCTTAAATTAAAGTTTTATCGCTAAAGCAATAGCACCACCAAAAATAAATATAACTAACAATAAACAAACAAAATCTATACAACTACCACCATTTCACGAATATCTTAAATTCAATAACACCGTGTTTAAACGCCATTACAACAAACAAAATTCCATAAGTAGCCGCTAATATACATGCTGTACTTACAAAAACAACCCAACCATTACCAAGCATTGCAAATGCTTTAAAAAACGAATTTGGATTGATTGGATGTGATGCTGGCACAGTTAATTTCATAATTGCGTTAAACATTTGATTCAACCAACCAAATATCGGACTAAAAATAGTATCAATAACAGATTTCATACAACAAACACCTATTTCTTTCTCTCAGGGAATGAAAAGCCCATGCTACCACCATATAAGGAGAACACTTTCATACCGAAGAACAACCACAGAAAGGCTGTAGCAACCAATGGAACGGTAGTCATTAACCCTGTAGGCATTACTTTATCTATAACAACTTGGAAACCGTTTTGGGCTTCATGTGGAAGGTACACTTTCCCACTGGGGACAACTCCAATCCACATAAGCAAAGTTTTAATAACGCTTGTAGCAATTGCCCAGAAAAACTGTAGTAAAGCCACAAATATCTTAACTATCAGTACAACAATTTTGAACAAAGAAGCAAAAAAATAAACGATACCTTCTAAAAGATCTAGTAAATATCCTAAGGGTTTAGCTAAAAATTCCATGAAAGTTTTATAACCATTTACAAACACATTACCAATTTTGCTTAATCCTTTTAAAATAGCATCAGTCATGATTTAGTAGCCCCAAGTCAAAACATCTTTAAACTTCATACCAATAGCAAACGTCAGCATTACAACAAAACATATATATATAGTTGTATCGGAATAATCCAAACATAATTTTAAAACGTTAAAAATATCATTAACCGTTAACATACATACACTCCTTACTTCAAGACAGGGTCTCTCGTTAGAAACGGGTCTCTATCTAATACAGGGTCTCTCCCTACTGGTGCTTCTCTCTCAGGGACACTATCTTTACCTAAAGGTTTATCCCTATCAGGTGTTTTATCCTTGCTTGATGGCCCATCTCTATCAGGTGTCTTATCCTTAGAAGGCGTTCCATCTTTATCAGGTGTTTTATCCTTACTAGATGGTTTATCACGTTCAGAAGGCTTGTCCTTCTCTGTAAGCTTATCTCTATCAGGCGTCTTATCTTTGCTTGATGGCTTATCCCTTTCAGAAGGTTTGTCCTTTTCTGTTGGTTTATCCTTATCAGGCGTTTTATCCTTTTCAGATGGTTTATCCTTATCAGGTGTTTTATCCTTTTCAGAAGGCTTGTCCTTCTCTGTAGGCTTATCCTTTTCGGACTTATCTTCCTTCTTCATTTCTTTTCCGTCCTCATCTTTCCAAGGTTTTGGATCAGGTGCATCAGGAAGAGCATCAGTAGGAACTTTTTCTTCTTTTCCTTCTTTAAAATATTCATTTTTATCTTCAAACTTCTGATTTTCATCTTTTGGCATAATCAAATCAGGCTTTTTCAATTCATCTATTACAACATCCGTCGTAGGCTTCATTTCCTTTAAAATTTCACCTACCGTATCTTTAATAGAATTAACGGCATCTTTAATTTGTTTATTAGAATCAGCAATTTCTTTCGTATTATTTGCCGTATCTTTACTAGAAGTTTCAATGTTTTTTAAAGCATCATTTATATCTTTTAAAGCTTTATCTAACTTTTCATTACTACCGTTATTACCTGAATTATTATTATTTCCACCATTGTTATTTTCATCTTTCGGCTTTTCTATTTCTCCTGAGCCAATCGGTTTATTATCATCAACATTGTCATTTACACAAACACCATTGTATGTTGCATCCTTATCTTGAATATGTTCAGCCTTTCCATCATCAGGAACTCCATAATATTCAGCTAACTTTTCACGCCATTTCGTTTCACCTTTTGTAGCTTGACCATTTTCGGCAAATCCTTTTATTTTAAAACGAACATGACCTACTTTTTTACCATTAGCAAAAATATAAAATGCATATGTTCCGTTACGATTCACCTTAATACCAAACTTATTTTCATTCTGTTCCGGTCTTTTATTAACCGTTGCTGACTGTTGAAACGTACAATCATTTACTAAATGCAATTCCGATAATTGAAAAACATAAATTTCATCATTATCAACTTTCAAATCAATAACATAAGAACCATTTTCAAACGTCTGTTTAGTGATAATCACACCGCCACTTCCGACCAATTGCATAGAAGGTGAATCAGCATAAACAGAAACGTTAGAATACATCAATGTAACTATGAATGAACAAAATATAATTGCTATTTTTTTAAACATTTCAATTCTCTATTCCACAGATTTTCTTAAAAACATCAGGATTAGCTTTAATATATTCAACTAAACCAACAGCGAATTTTTGAATAGATTGTTTATCAACACAATGCTCAACTGCAAAATAAATCAAATAAGCTTTAGGAATACCTGTTTCCGTACTCAAATATTCCAACCAATGATTAAAACTCTTACTAACAGGAACATTCAAAACAACCATTTCTTCCATATTCAATCACTCCAAATCTAATAAAAAAGGAAAGGGAAAAATACTCCCTTCCCTTATTTTTTATATAGGAAACCTTTTCTACTATTTAACTAAATATGCTAGATGAAATTAATTGGATACGAAGATACCTTTTAAATAACGGATAATAAGGAACGCTAACGGAATACTAATAGCAAACGCCGCCGCTAACCAAATACTTGAAATCCAGTTACCTGTTGACGTTGAAACGTCCGCTAAATTGTAATCTAATTTTACCGCTGGAATACCTTCACCTAACATCATTTTACTAAACACTTAAATTCCTCCATCTCAATCATCTGCATATTGATTTTTATATTTTTTCATTACATAAAACGCAAAAGCTATACCTAAAAGCAATAACACATATGGTTTG